GAAAAGCAAGGAAACCGGCGAGCGCAAGGAAAAGACCGAGTGGCACAGCGTTGTGATTTTCAACGAAGGCATTGCCGGTATCGCAGAGCAATATCTGAAAAAAGGCTCTCAGGTTTATATCGAAGGTCAATTGCAGACACGCAAGTGGCAGGATCAGTCCGGCAATGATCGGTATTCAACTGAAATCGTCCTGCAGCGTTATCAGGGCGAACTGACCATGATCGGCGGCAAGCGGGAAGGTGACAGCCAGTCAGGCCAGTCTGATCGCTCACAGTCACAGGACTACAGCAGCGCGAAAGATGGGGGCAAACAGTCGTTCCAAGATGACATGGACGACGAAATACCTCCCTTTTAATTAGGCTAACGCACTGAAATGTAATATAATAAGACGGCTGATGGAAGCGTTCCAGCGCGACCACCAACCTAACCAGATCAAGCCCAAGGAGCGGATATGGCTACGGAGCATATACACACCGAATCCGAAACCAGACAACAACCAACTTTCTGCAAGCAGTGCGAAAAGATAAAGAGTCCTGATGATTTCTACACATCAAACAAGGTGACATGCAAATCATGTTTATGGGAAAACGTCAGGGCAAACAGTGAGAAACACGCAGATCATTATCGGGCCTATGATCGGAAGCTGCACGGTATCAAAGGCGATTTTAGGAGGCGCTGAACATGCTTACAGTGGGTTGCCATTTTAAGTGATTAATAACTGATCAAGATCATTTGGGGTGTTTTTAATCACTCAGAAATGCAGAGGCGAGCAAGATATATGAGAACCAAAGGCCAGAAACGTGTAGGCCGGAACCGAGGTTCCGGCGAGCGCGAGCCAAACGGGCGCCTGCAACGGTCATCCAATCGCCGGGATAAAATAAAGGACGTTGTGAGAGAAGCCCGCGAGCGTCACGGTGTGCCAAGCAATTTTTCAGACAATCCTCAATCCGGATATGTTCTCGGCTGGTTTTATTACAATCGGGACATTGACCGTCGCCAGCATGATACGGGGCTTTTCATTGCAGAGTTAGTTTGGGAATATCACAGGCACTTTCTTAACTCACGGCCACCAATCGCACAGGCTATCGATATAGCGCGTGTGGCAGGCCGTGGGATGGACACGCAGCCACATCCAGCCGTTGACAAGATCAAGACGCGGTATGCCGCTATGGAGGCCGCTATTCGCGCTGTTGACGGTCCAGGCAAGCCTGTTTCACAGATGATAGCCCGGTACTGCATCACCGATGATAAGGTATCTCAGGTCACGGATTATATGCTGGACAAGCTGCGGGTCGGCTTGAACCGTGTTCACAGGGAGTTTGATACCGAAATCGCATTCATGTTTGCGGGTCAGACGCTCATTCAGAAGTATATTCCAGAAAAAAACGCGGAACATGTGGACTAGGGGTTGTGTGGAGTCGTGTTTTGGGTCATAAATATATGATACAGAGTGATTTGGTTTTGCCGTTAGGACGCACCAACATGAGAAAGTACAAATCGCACAAAGAGGTTTGGGCCAGCAAGATCATCAACATCGAGCCTGATCCGAAGGCCGTTGGTGGGTATTACGTGCGGGCTGAAGAAATGGTTGGTGAATACGTACCGAAAGATTTTTTTGCTCGATCTGGCGAGCCTAGTGCTGATCTTGGCTATTTCGTTAAGTATGAAGATGGCTACACATCTTGGTCACCAACAGATGCGTTTGAATCTGGCTACACAGAAATTGAAGCCTAAGCTTTTCATATCATGAGGTAAGACATGGGCGAAGTAATGGACCTTCCAGTCATAACCCGCCTCGATATGAATCCAGATAAGGTGCTTGAGGGCGCAAAGGGTGATCTGGAAAGCGTTATTGTGATTGGCTTTGACAAGGATGGCGACGAGTATTTCGCTTCATCCATTGCAGCCGGGCCTGAATGCCTTTGGTTGCTGGAGCGGTTCAAGTTGATGCTGCTGTCTGTCACAGACGAAGAGTAAAACAACCTGAGATAGTCCATCGCACTAAAATATGCCATCATCCACAGGCCAGTACAACACTAAAGTTGTATACCAACGATAATCATTGACAATTCCACCAACTCGATTGAGCCAACCTCCTAGTGAGCGCCGCCAAGGAGCGAACGCATGGCTGTCCAATTAATTCAAAGGCGTTTCTGTTGAGTATAAAAGAATGGCCCGCTGATAATATTGAGCGCAGGCCGATTGCAGACCTTATCCCATATGTGAATAACGCAAGGACGCATTCCGATGAGCAGGTCGCGCAGATAGCGGCCAGCATGAAAGAATGGGGTTGGACCAATCCTGTCCTGATCGATGACGCTGGCAAAATTTCACAGGCCAGCAAGCCACGCTTGAATCTACAGGCGAGACATTCACAGAGATATCCGCACAAAGGCTTCAGGAGGCCGCATAATGGCCAAACCAAAGAGCAAGGGCGGAAGGCCATCGTATGAACCAACGCCAGCACTGCGCAAGCAGGTCGAAAGCATGGCGGGATTTGGTGTCACCGGGCCACAGATTGCAAGATCAATCGGAATAGGTGAGGTGACGCTTCGCAAATATTACCGCGATGAGTTGGACAATGGCGCTGTTAAGGCAAACGCGGCTGTTGCTCAATCGCTCTATAAGAAAGCGCTTGGTGACGGTGCGTCATCTGTCACGGCGGCAATATTTTGGATGAAAACGCGGGCTGGCTGGAAAGAGGTATCTGTTACTGAACTCAGCGGCGATGCGGACAACCCGTTGCAGGTTATCACTCGCATTGAATTGGTAGCTCCGGCGTCAGATGGCGACAGTTAAAATTGAGATGCCTCCGAAGCTGATCCCTGTATTCCAGGGTGAGGCTGACGTAAGGGGATCACACGGCGGGCGAGGGTCAGCAAAGACACGTACATTTGCCAAGATGACCGCTGTTCGGGCTTACATGTGGAGCAAGGCGGGCAAGGAAGGAATTATCCTTTGCGGTCGCCAGTTTATGAATTCTTTGGACGAAAGTTCGTTAGAGGAAATCAAGGCTGCGATTAAGTCGGAAGACTGGCTGCTTGCTCATTTTGAAATTGGCGAGAAATACGTGCGCACCAAATGCGGGCGTATATCCTACAAATTTGCCGGTCTTGATCGAAGCATTGATAGCGTGAAATCAAAATCGCGCATTCTGCTTTGTTGGGTGGATGAAGCGGAAGCCGTTACTGAAATTGCATGGCAAACCCTAATCCCAACGCTTCGAGATGAAGTCAGCGAATTATGGGTAACCTGGAATCCAAAAAGCAAGAAAAGCGCGACACATAAGCGGTTTAGAGAAGACACAGACCCGCGAATGAAAGTCGTGGAAATGAACTGGCGGGACAATCCATATTTCCCTGCCATTCTTGAGCGGCAACGCTTGCGCGACAAAGAAAAAAGGCCGGACACCTACCCCCATATTTGGGAGGGTGATTTTGTCAAGATTATTGAGGGTGCGTATTATGCCAAGTCGATCAACACAGCGCGATCTGATGGGCGCATAACAAGCTTATCAGCGGATCCACTTATGGCCTATCGGGCTATGTGGGATATTGGCGGCACTGGCGCGAAGTCTGATGCTTGCTCAATCTGGATAGCTCAATGGGTTGGACGTGAAATCAGGTGGATTGATTATTACGAAGCTCAAGGACAACCACTCGCAACTCATGTCGCATGGCTCCGCAAGCATGGTTATGAAAACGCCATTTGCTATTTGCCGCATGACGGCGCGACGAATGACAAAGTTTACGACGTGAGCTATCAAAGCGCGCTTCTCGACGCAGAGTTTGATGTTGAGATTGTGCCCAATCAGGGCAAGGGCGCTGCTGCTGCACGAGTTGAAGAGGGCAGGCGTTTATTCCCCTCAATGTGGTTTAACGAACGCAAGGTAGAAGCGGGCTTAACGGCGCTCGGTTGGTATCACGAAAAGAAAAGCGATGATGACCGGGATATTGGGCTTGGACCCAATCACGATTGGTCCAGCCATGCCGCAGACGCTTTCGGGCTTGGCGCTGTTGTTTACGAAGTACCCACCACATCAATTGAAATCATACAGCCTACACAGAACTGGGTAGTTTAATGGCGCAAGCAAAAAAAATGACGGAGCAGGAAGTCAAGTCGCTTCTCGCCCGTGAAATATCGGCTGCGCAGACATATGACA